TCCGTACCGTCAGATTTTAAAACATAATCGCTAGTTCCTAGTGCTAAAGCTGCTGGATCACCGCTTGAATTTCCATAGATAATACTACCTCGGGTAATGCCTGCCATCTTAGCTAAGGTAACTTGATTATCAGCTATATGTGCTGTATCTATACTTCCATCAGCATAATGTTCGCTATCAATAGCATCATCAGCAATATGGGCATTATCTATACTTCCATCTGCGTAATGTTCACTATCTATAGCATTGTCAGCAATATGTGCATTGTCTATACTTCCGTCTGTATAATGTTCACTATCAATAGCATCGTCTGCTATTTTAGCACCAGTAATTGCATCTGCAGCAATATATCCTGAAGCGATTGCTGTACCTTGCCATACACCTGTTCCAATTGTTCCAACACTTGTAATATTGGTCTGTGCTGCAGTCTGTAAAGTTCCTGTAAGATTTCCAGAAAATCCTGTAGATGTTAATAAACCAGTACTAGGATTATATGTTAACCCTGTGTCTGTTTCACCACCTTGCGAACCTGTAGCTCCATCAACAAATACTGGATATACAGTTTCATCTGTACTATTATTAGCTGAAGCTGTAAAGGTAGCTGCATTACCAGTTGTATCTTGGTTGAGGGTGCCGATAACAAAGTCTAAAGTATTATCACCATCTTCATATGTGACGGTAATGTTAGTCTCTGTATTAGAGCCAACCATAGCCCCCACGGTGTCTGCAATATATTCATTTAAAGCCGTTCCATCAACAGTAATTGCATCAGCTTCGAGTGTTCCATCTATATCAGCATTCCCACTAATATCTAAGGTTGTAGCATCTACTTCACCTGATACTGTTAGAACACTACCATCATAAGTTAGTCCTGATTCTGCGTCTAGTTCAGTAGTCGTACTTCCTATCGTAACTAATTCATTCTCTGTAGCATTATTTAATGCTGTGATTGTTCCTGATGAAACGAAATCTATGGTATTGTCTGAATCTTGATATGTAACAGTTATATTTGTTTCAGTATTCCCTGTTAACATAGCTCCTACAGTATCTGCAATATACTCAGCTAAGGTAGTTCCAGCAACTGTATAAGCATCTGCCTCTAAAGTTCCATCAATATCTGCGTTGCCGCTTATATCTAAAGAACCTGCATCTAGTTCACCTGTGATTGTAAGTAATCCACTAGAAGGATTATATGTTAAACCCGTGTCTGTTTCAGCACCTTGAGTTCCAGTAGCTCCGTCCACGAAAACAGGATATACAGTTTCATCAGTACTATTATTTGCACTAACTGTTACACTAGTCGCTAAACTTGCTGTACCTGTAACAGCACCTGTTAATGGCCCTGCAAAGGCATCAGCAGTTACTGTGCCATCGAAGTAAGCATCTTTAAATTCGACTGAGCTTGTACCTAAATCAATATCATTATCTGTTACAGGTACAATAGCACCGTCTTGAAAACGGATCTGTTCTACTGCCGAACTTGAAACCTGTACAAAGACTCCCCAACGATTATTAGTACTATCTGCAACGATCTTATTTAAGAAATCTAAGTCGCCAATAGTATGAATATTACCGCCTTGTGCTGCTGACCCATCATGTCTGTGTCCTGTCGATACAGCACTGGTAGCATACGTAAAAGCATTTAATATTTGATTATATTCATTATTAAACAAAGCCGCTGTAATGGTATCCCCATCTGCGATAGTACTCTGTCGTGTATAAGATTGCGCCATTTATTTATCTCCTTCCTGCGGGAACGTAATCCACATAGAATCCGTTGACCGCATACGGTGGATTCTGATCATTACTACTAATTTTGAAACTTACGGTATGACCGCTTCCTTGAATAGCCTGTCGGACAAGCGGATCACTTAAACCACCAAAGGTGGCATCATTAAATTCAGACGAACCAAAGACAGCGGGTGCTGGAATTTGGCTCAATGAATATTGATCTGGTTGAGGCTGATTTATATCTTCGTAATCGTATCGAACTCTCAGAAGAGGATCAACTTGTCCTTCTGGAGTAAACGATATTTTGACATACTGCATAGTCTTACGAGTACCAGCATCACCCATATCGAAATCTGGTGTATTATAGTGTGCAATTATATTGGTGGCGACTAATTTATTACTGAAGAAATTTCCAGAGTTATGCACATAAACAAACCCTGTACTATCTCCGTGGAATGCTTTTTCTATACCATCACTATCGAATGATGTAGCATAACCATGTGCCTGTATTCCCTCTGTCTCCGACCACTCAAAACCATTAGGAGTAAATGTCCCAATAATTCCCTTGGATGAAGATTGAGATTGTCCTGCTGCTGCGTAAAATAAACGGTACTGAGATTTATTTCGTATAACCCCACTAGATATAATAACATTATCAATTTCTGCTGCTATTCCAGAAATAACACTTTGAATCTGTCTACTGACAGACCCCAATTCTACGTCGCCAATACGGGCTGTACCAGCAACTGTTCGTATCCCGTCTGGACTGAGGAATACTAAGTCACCCCCAATCTCTTGGATACTCCGACCATCCATACAACCAACATTTTTAGTAATAGGTGTAACGTCAATTGTACTACTATTATTAATATTCGCTAACTTAAATAAACTGTTTTCACAGAAAATTATCATATCATCACGGAATGTTTTCATCCCAACGATCTTATCTTCAAGTCGGATAGATCCAGAACCTGATGAAGAAAAATCTGTGGGATCATTAGTTCCACTATAATAAATAACGTCGGGCGTTGTCGGATCGCCTGCCGCTACGAAGTGTCCATCGTGCAGTGTATTAAACTTGGCTGCCGTAGAACTACTAATTGTTAATTGAGCCGCATAAAAAGTTCTAGTATCTAAGTCTCCTGTGCCTGTCATCTTGAACCAGAATGGTTTGTTATTCCCACTCTTATCAGTCATGAAAACTTCACCGTGATCGGTTATACCTTCATACGTACTAAACTCATAAACACCACAATCAGATAAAGTCAACTCACTCCGACTATTAAAAGTACTATAGTTATCTCCACCCGAAGCAACACTCGCCTTGTTTAACTGAATCCAGGTGATTCCATCATTACTAAAATATATATCATTAGCGGCTGTAGCTATTACACCATCGCCATATACATGAACACCCGTAATAGGACTCACCGTACCACCTGTTGGAGAAACTGCATCATCCCCACCAAACGGAACATACCCATTAATACGTCGGTATCCTCCATCAGCGTCTACTTCAAAGTTAGTTAAGCGAGTAGCAAATCCAGGCTGAGATAACATCTCAAGCTGATTAAGATTGGTATTTAACCCACCTCTAGCTGAAACGCCAAACGGTTGCGATTGCGCCATTAAATGAAGCCTATCCTATCATCTTTAAAGTAACTTGGTGCTGGCTCCATTAAAGTAGATCGCATTCTTTCTAATCCACGCTTGTAATCATCTAATGCAAAAGATGCTGCTTGAGGATTATCTTTAAACTGCCACATATAATATCGTGCTCGCGCAAGTAATACAGTCTTATATACATCAGGAAAAACTGTCTCATCACCATGAGCATCAAGCTCTGTAGGTAAAGACCACGCAAAGAACCATATCCTATAAACTTGATCAGGTATAGGACTCAATCCAAAGTTACGTGCATCAGGACTCCGCATAACTCTATTCGGAACTCCCCAAGTTTGTGTATCTGCATCATCTTTATTCTGTGAAACTCTAAGATAATCTTTCCACTCTTCAGTAGTTGTATATCTAATATTCTGAATAGTGTAAGGAGCAGATTCCCCACTGACTCCTACTGTAGTTAAAAGGAAGTTATCCCAATCAACAGACCCGTAGTCTGTGGTGATCGCAGAACTTGCTGGTTTTAACTCATACCAACGAGTCCCTGCCACTGTTTCTATATAAGTATTTCCATACATAGGATCAGTAGCACCACTCTCAGCAACAGACAAAAAAGGCCACTGAGGTTCTTCCATTACCATATCTAAATAGGCTCTGTTAATTGAGTCTTTAGCATGTTGTTGAACACCTAATGGAGTACTGAAGTTACCTGAAGTTAATAGAACCTCATTCAATTCCTTTAAAATTTCATTCGTGAGATTTAAGTATGTTGCCATTTATATTATTCCCCGTCCCAATTCAATTCTGTTAGTCTTCGTTGGGTAGTTATCATGTCTTCCTTCTGTCGATTCTTACGGAAAATACGGTCGTAGTTATCCTGGTAATTTTTTATGCTTTTAGTTTTAGAAAACTTACCAACCATTCCCAGTTTTTTTCCTTTTCGATTTCCCTTAATCATTATGGGACTTGATTCACTGCCTATCTGTGGCATTATAATCCCCTTAGTATTCTACGCCGAGTACTATCTCTAAATCGCCAACTGAGAAGCTAGGAGTTGTATCTGTTCCTGCAAGAAATGCAAACATATAAGTACTTGTAGTCCCCTCAGCCGCTTGAAGTAAGACAGGAAATCTTGCTTTAACTATATGATCTCCATCAGTTGCTCCAGCACTTTCTTGATTTTGATCAAATCTAAAAATTCTACCATTACCGTAATTGTAATCGTCAGCAGAGCCATCAAGTGTTAAAGATCCTGTTACTTTTGCAGCAGCGAAATCAGCATCAGATACATTTCGTGCAGCATTTACAGTACCTACAGATTGATTTACTGTGCAAAAGAATAATTCTAAATCAAATACATCAAGAGATTTAG